AGCACCGTATTTCATTTCAATTGTAATACCGTCAGGCCCAATGTGATCAACACCCTCTTTGTTTACATACTGTAATTTTCCATCTGAAAACATTTCTAGTGAACGTTCAAATAAATCACTTTTATCAAAACGTAATTTGCGTTCATTAAGTTCGTCGCCTACTGTTTCAACAAGTGAAAGATACTTGCTCCAGTCTACAGTAGTGTTTAACCAATTTGATAGTTCTACAGTATTCATTAATTTTTCCTTTTACAACTGTACTTATTATAACAGAAAAATACCTAAAGGTCAAATGATTTGGTTAATTAAAAACCTTATCGTAAAATGGTTTCAGCCTAGCCAAAACATTATAATAATCTTTTTTATCTTTGTATAATTTCTTTGGAACTAGATCACCTGCTAATGTGCTTTTGATCATATTACAATCTAAGCATAAAGTTTGAGTATTTTGATCACAATGGCTCCCGCCGTCTCGTTGTGTTTCGATATGATCTACAAATAACATACCCCATGCTACACGATCACGTATTAGTTCGTTGTCGATTAACTTAACTTTAGGATGTTCCCATGGATTATGATTACATATATCGCACTGTTTCTTTTTATGAAATGTCCACGGACGATCTGTTCTAGCAGGCCCGCCGTATTCTCTTAATAGACTTTGATGTTGTTCACAGAGTCTTGATCCTTTACCTTTATATTTAGAAGAGTTTTCATTACAGTAAGGAAGTGAACAAGTAGCAGTTATAGAAGTTTTTATACCAGCATAACCTTGAATGTATCTTTGGAAAAAATGTTTGCTCATATCAGACTCTTTCTAATAAAGCGAGGGGATCCGAGGAGACCCCCTCTATAGTTAGTTAGGACGCCATAGCGGCCTGTACATACTTTCCATACTTGTTATGAAACCTGTCAAAGTTTTTTAAGTCCTGGGGACTAAATGGAAGTTTGTAAGTAGAAATTGCAACCCTTACACCCATCACAACAAGTTCTGTTTCGAAGTTATCCATCATAAATCCAAAGAAATTGTCTGCTAATGCATTCCATCCTTTTTCTTTACGTTTGAATGCTTCTTGAAGTTCATAACACATAGACACAGTCAACGAGTACATAGCACTGATGTCTGTTGCCTCCATGCTCTTAACCTTCCCAGAAAGAATGTCTTCTGGATTAGGCAGTTTAGAAGCAACCTTACGGTGTGCCGCAAATTTAACTGCTAATCCCTCCCCGACTGCACCTGCCACGAGGTCTGTCAACGTATTCTCAGGCAAGTCATCGTCAAGAAGATCGCTCACAAAACTCCACGAACGTGGAGTAGCGAATGCACGTGAACTACTCTTAGGATCAAAATCATAAAGATCTTGTTTTGCAAAAGAACAGTAACCCACTACATCCGAGTGAATTTTGTTTTCGGTTGCCCATTGCAACCAGTCTTCGAAATCTACTCTCATTTCCAAGTGTAGGAAACGATTTGATAACGGAGCAGGCATTCTATAAGTAACACCTTTATCTGTTTCTCGGTTACCTGCCGCAATAATCATTACGTTATCAGGTAATACGTAACTACCAACACGTCTGTTAAGAACTAGTTGATATGCCGCCGCTTGTACAGCCGGCGATGCTGAATTCATTTCGTCCATAAACAAAACGATATGTTTAAACTTTTTAGCCATTTCGGCACTAGGCAATTCAACAGGCGGTGCCCATTTCATTGTATTATCGTTTGCCGCATAATATGGCATACCTTTAATATCTGTAGGATCCCATAACGACAATCGAATATCGATTAGATGTGATTTTTCAAAACTATCAGTAATCTGACTTACAATATCAGACTTACCAATACCTGGAGGTCCCCATAAAAATACTGGACGACCTTTTAGCATTGCATGACGCAATGCAGTTTTCGCTTCATTTGGAGTAACTGTACGTGACTCTGTTGCTTGTGTTGACATTTTTTTACCTCTCTATGTTTAACTAACTATAACTATATAATAGCATCATTAGTAAAAATGTCAAGCGATTTTTAATATTTTTTTGGAAAAAAACTATCCAAAATGAACTATTCTAGTTCTTTTGCCATAGCACGAGCAAGTCCATATTGTTTAATATCACCAGCAAACATCATAAGTTGTAAAGCCATCTTTTCGCTTAACACATATATACGCTTACGTGTAACATAATATGGAGTGTCGATAAATTGATCTAAGTATAAGAATACTTGTGGAGTAAAGTTTATGTCGTTCGGAAAATGTATTTCGTGGACTTTAAGGTCGGCCTGTTCTACAACAAATGCAAACCCTTCTTTTGTTAAACGTAACCCGGCATCACCTTTTTCTCTTATGTTCTGCCACATAAGCATATGTTGTTTTTTAATAGATTCTTCTGTTACATCTTTTTCAGCGGCTATTAAAAATGTTTTTGTGTATGCTGTCTTTTTATCCATTAATGGAATTTTCCGTTAGTTAACTCGACAACTTTAAATTCTTCTGTATGAAACAGTTTGTTTAATTTTTTAGCAAGATTGATAGCATGTCCAGGATTAGAAAAACTAGTTTTCTTATATTTAGGTCCTGGTGTAGGACTTACTGCACTACTACTTTTTAAATTAAAAGGCTTTCCTTGATAAAATACTGCCCATATAGCAGTAGCATCGAGAACTTCCTCACATCTAAATGTATTTTTATCGGTATACTTTAATAGTACTTTAGGTTTTGGTCTGCTCATATACGTTGTTTTCCTTTATTAACTACGTATATATTTATCAAACTTATCTAAAGTTTACCACCATCCATCTCTATAGTAATATCAGGATCTGCTGTTTGTTGTGAATCTTGCAACTCTACTAGACGTGCTAACACCATGCTAATACTGTCTGCGAGGTCTCTGTACTGCTTTGAATCTAATTTAACTTCCTTAGCCTGTGTACGTTGTGCAACCTTTACAGATTGTAGGAAATTTTCGATAGCAATAGTATTAAGAGGATTTCGAGACACGAGCCAATGTTTCCTTCATTTCTAAATCTGTTGTAAATGGACCTTCAAAACTATATCGTTGTAATGTGATAAGTTTAGGACAAAAACTTTTTACCCAACCTTTAGCAAATCTAATTGTATAGTAACCTGCACAATATAAACTTTTAGATTTTCTACTTTTACTAAACAGTGGCAGACCTTTTTTAACATCATATAAAGGATTAAAAGGTTTAGTACTTGTTGGAAAATTATAAACTTCGTGCTTTATATTCTTTTGTTCCATTTTTTGTCTAATTTGTTCAAAGAAGTTTTGACCAAATGTATTATGGATATCATCAATAGTATCAAATTTAATTTTTTCTAATTTAGTTATTAGATAGTAACAATTAGTATCTTTTTGTAGTGTTCCTACTTTACGACCCCTGTCTTGTACAATCCAAAACTTATTAGGAACTAATTGTTTAGCGAGAAGTTGTTGCATGTTTTCCTCCATATCTTGCGTTTAATGGCTCTGCAAAACTTTGAGCCTGTTCTGTTATCTTGTTTAAATCATAAGAACTAGTAAATTGTACTAATCGTACACCTACTTGTTTTATATCTTTTGCACCTTCAATTGCTTCTGCAATAGTTGTAGCAATAATTGTTTTAATGTCTTCAGGTTGTGCAGTTAAGTCACACAGTGTAACATTACGAGTATAATCATCTAGCACACGATGTTCTTCACCGTTATGATCTACCCAACGTTGTAGCATCATGTTATTCCATGCATAACCTTTGCTGTCTTTATCTGCAAATGCTTCTTGTAAGCCTACTTTGTTCTTAGTGCCTTTTACTCTTACACCAGGATACGCACTAAACACATTGTCACTTGTGTCACCACGCATACATTTTTCAAACAATAACCATTGTGGAATAGGTGCAGGCTTTTCTGCTTTAGTTTTTTTATCTATAACACGATTACCTTTTTCATCAAAGTAACCTTCATGTGTAATAGTTGTTCTTTGCACTCCATTATATTGACGTACATTAGGAGCAATGAGTTGTGCAAAGTCACCGTCAGTGCTAATAATAACATGATCATCATTAGGGTGTGCTTGTACCCAACCTGCAATAAGATCATCTGCTTCTAGTTGTTTATTTTGTAATACAGTACAATTAGTTTTATTACTAACAAAATCTTTAAACTCGTCAAATGTTTCCCAGAACACAGTTTCTTCTTCTTGTTGTGCTACAGTAAGAGCATCACGAGCAACCTGTCTATTACGTTTGTAAGGTTCGTAATAGTCCTTACGCCAACTACGTCCTTCTAAGCAGAATACAACATGACTGCCATTAAAGTCTTTCCATGCTTTACGAATACTTTGAAATGTTGTATGTAATGCCATACCTATTTTAACATCAGCCTCGCCTCGTACTACGTGTCTTGCACGAAAGAATGTGTTTGCTGTGTCTACTAAAATATATGTCATCTTTTTCTCCGCCATTATATAGTTTTAAGTTGTACTGTTTTATCTAAATCTTCTAATGCTTGAGCAAAACTGCTATCAAATAAATCAAATGCAATGCTTACTCTTTTATTGTTTTCTTCATGCTTAGGTACACTATGTAATACATAACTTGGAAAGAATGTAAGTCCACCTTTAACATTTTCAAATCCTACTTTAACTTGTTGGTCCACTGGACAATAGTATACAGTCTGAGTGGCATAGTTGTCAAGATGAATATTACCACTTAGGTAAGAAAAGTTTTGAGCACCGTGACCGTGTTGTGTAATTGGTTGTCCAGGGTGTACAACGTTTGCCCAACTATACATGTGTAAATTTCTAATCGTTGTACTGTTTGAATGCATATATTCAATATATTGCTCTTTAATCCAATTCAATAAGTTCATAAACTGTGGAATGTTCTTTGTAACCTGAAAAAGGTTATATGCACTATATTGACCTGTAAGACTATCAGCACCTAACCCAGTACCACCGTCTTCGCTTAAACTATCTTTTTTAAAGTTATTGATCAAAGTTTGTTCGTTATCAACTAACCAATTCTTCATAAAATCGACATCGTCAACATTTGGATATACACAATTCCAAAAAGGAATATTCCATGTAGGAGCATATTCATTTAGTGGATGCATACTTTTCCAAGACTGTAACATTAACTTACCTCTGATTTATTATTACCAATGTTCTTAGTATTAATGTAACCTGCACCCATAGGATTTTCAGTACTTGCTACTCCTTCGTCTTTAGCAACATTACCGCATAGTTCTTTAAACCATGCATCTACAATTTCTTCTTCTGAATCACCTTGATAACCGTTAAGTCTTAGATCTCGAATAAAAAATTCATTCCAATCAAGTTCAAAGAATCCGTTACGTGGGTTATTGTCTTTCATTTCAACATTAAGAACAGTTACGTATGGCTGTTTCTTCTTTGTTGCTTCTGCTTTAGCATCAGAAGTTTTTTCTTTAGATACTGTAGCAGGAATCTTGTTTTTTGTAAACAAGTTTTTTAGTTTATCTATCATAATAGTCCTTTCTCTCTCAATTCTTCATCGAGCGGTTTTTTACTTTTATTTTTTGTTTTTTTCACTTTATCAAGTTCCCCAGGCGTTTCCGAATAATGATATGTGTAGTCTTGGAGTGAATCTCCATCCTCTTTCCATACATGCTTCTGCGACTTGGTTAACGTTGAGAACATATTCTTCACTGCGTCCACCCAACGGCATAAGATATACCGGACATTCCACCCCGGCACTTCTATAAGCGTCCACAGCCTTTGTAACTTCGTCAAAATCTTTATCAGTAGCGACAACAAACTTAAGATAGATGTCACTACCACTAACACTGCTATACTCACTAGCCACATCAGGCTTAATAGCAGTATCCCAAGGTTCTCCGCTAACTGAAAGTTTCGGGGAACAAGACCATGTGACTTCAAATCTGTCTTGTGTGTCGAGATACTCTTTAAAGTCTTTGTGTAAAGTTTGTGTAGTGTTTGTTTCAAATGTAACATTTTTTAAGTCCCTCATACGTGGATGTTCAAAGAGTTCTACGTACAATCGTTGCCACGCCAACAACGGCTCTCCACCTGTCATGATCAAATGTATATCTTGACCATTGTCCATTGTCCACTTGCCCTCAGGCAGTAAACTTAATAAGTGTTCAACAACTTCTTCAACTTCTGCTTGTTTATTAAAGTGTTTGAATTCAGGATAGATACTTGCATATGTATCACACCCTGTATGTATAATAGGCAAGTCATTAAACTCTTTTGTAGTTTCATGTACACCTGCATCAAGTAAGTCTTGTACTTCTTGATTGCGAATAATACCCATTTTTTGT